ACAGGAGGAGGAGTAGGAGATGCAGGGTTACCCAGTTGCGGACCAGTGGGATCTTCAGGATTATCAGACCAACCTGCGGTTTCAGGATCACCAGGCTCTGCTTCCCAGAACTCTTTCGCACGAGGACGACGAGGAGGAGTTGCTACAGGTTTCTGAGGATCAGGTGTCGCGTCAGCGATAGCGTTAGAATAAGTAGGCATGATTAGAATTGCGGTTCAGTTTGGCGGGGATGATAATTATACAATGTATCTAGTCTGAAGTGCTCCCACGCTGCACAAATATTATCAACATCCCTTTCTTCAAAATCTAAGTGCTGTGGACTTAGATGGTAAAAGATGGACATCATTAACCTGTGGTCATCTTTAAACCACTCTGGCATGATGTAAGGGTTGTGGAGATAACCAGTCGAATATACTACCATACTATTATACATCATATCGGCAGAAGTTTCAAACTTGAAGTCTTCATAGTCTCTCATTTGAAACCACTGGTCAATTGTCTGATCTTCGTGGCGATCATAAAAGTCTGTTATTGAGTTTTTGTCTTCTCGTGTAAAATCAAGAAAAGAATGTTTGTTTCGATACGACCAAAATCCCGTAGTTACTGGATCAACACTCTTAGTAAGATTAATATTAGCGACAAAAACTGGGTCTGGATATTCTGCCTCTACAATATTATCAAACACATCACAATCCATATGAGGATAGCAACATAATCCACCAGTGGTATCGAGAGTCATATGTCCACTGGTTGCTTGGACATAGATGTCCATCACTTTTAATTGAGAGACACCAAATATTTTTTCAAAAATAGATGTTGTACCTTTGGCAAACCATGGAAAAAGAGGTTCTGAAAAAACATGAGTCAATCCAGGTCTAACGATACTATTAGTATCATAATCTTTAGTTTCCCAGTAATCTAAAGTTTTTAAAAACTCATGAACTTTATCTGGATACTTGTAAAGATCTCTAATTAAAAGCACAGGAACAACTCCATTGAGTTTATGAAACTCAACTTGCACATTATTAAGATCTGAGATCTCTTCCCATATTTTTGTGGCAGATTTAATCAAATTTAAATCCCTCAAACTTATTCTCATTTTTGAAGGAGTCTTCTACATTCTCAACACCTGAGTCATGCAACTGACCACCATCTGTTTGATCACAATCATACAACCGCATCTTCGCCCTGTCAACACCCAAGACAAATCTCTTGTTTACATTGAGATCATTGTATCTATTCTTCAATTGCTTCACCATAATTTGCCCGAGTCCTTCAAGATCTTCAGATGAAATAAGGGCAAACATAAGATCAGCAGTAGCAGGGAGCCCAAAGGACTCAGAGGTATCAGTAATATCAACATCACTGCTGCTATAACCAGAGCGAGTGGTCTGGGTGGCAGATACGATAGGGACTTCTGCTTCGACAGCGAGTCCTCTAAGCTCTTCAGCAATAGCCTTGATATAGCTATATGAATTGACACCAATCGCACCGCGATACCGTGAGGAAGCGCATATATTAAGATAATCAATAAAGATAATATCTGGACGAAAAGATTTCTTGAGTGCCAGATCGTTGAGAAGAGACTTGAAATGTCCACTGTGGGCACTCGCTGTCGGATACTCTTTAATTATAAGAGTGCCTTGAGTCTTTGCAGCAACTTTAGATACCTTTGTGTCGAAGACCTGACGAGGAAGTTCTACGAGATCTCTGATGTTAACATCCAGGAGATTAGCATCAATTCTCTCTGCAATCTTTTCTTCAGCCATCTCAAGCGTGATATAAAGCACATTCTTCCCCTGTAGCAGGACGGAAGAAGCAACATGGCACATAAAGAGACTTTTACCGACACCAGTGCCAGCCAAAGCAATGTTAAGAGTTTTATTCGGTAGACCGCCCTTTGTAATTTTATTAAAATATTCGAGATCGAAGGGAATCTTAGACTCCTTCTTGTGGTAAGTCTCGTAGCGTTGCTCATAGTCCTCAAGATAATCGTGTCCAATGTGATTATCAAACGAGACCGCAAGGGCATCTGACAAGATGCTAGGGATAGCATCTCTAGTTTTCTTACTATCTTTGCCGTCTGCGATTTGAATGGATTCCATGAGTGCCAAATAGATGGCACGATCCCGACACCACTTCTCAGTAGCATCCAACAACCATTGAGTGTGAGTCTCGCTCTCTTTCAGACTATCAACAACGATAGAAATGTCCTTGAATTCTTGCTCAGTCAGGTCATCCCTATTCTGAACTTCAATGGCAAGGATCTCAGGAGTAAGAATCTTGTCATACTCTTGAGCAAAGTTATTAATCTCTTCAAAGATTACTTTCTCAGTACGCTCATCAAAATAATCAGGTTCTATGAAAGGTAGAACCTTCCTAAGAAACTCTTCATCATGTATCAGGTTCCTTAGGATTGTCAATTCAATCCTATCCAAGGTCATTCCCCGTAACTAAACTCTTTTTTAGCAATCTCATCGAGTTGCTGCAACACTTCTTCAGTAAAATACTTTTCGGGTTCCTTGTAGATCTGTTTGGCATAGACTTTCTTACCATCAATCTCATAGCGACCTGCTACATTCTTCCAGAGACCACCGATTTCACCGAGATCAAGAAGACCAAAATATCTATCAAGACCACGCTCATCGTAATAAAGACGAATTTCCACATCTTTATTCTCCTTACTCAAACGAGACTTAGCAGTCTTAGCCTTGATAATGTTTCCGACGATTTCTGTTCCATCTTTCTCTTTTTTCTTGCTGAGATAGATGATTGTAGACGCAGCATACTTGAGTCCGCTGCCTCCTCCCATTTCCTTTGTAGGGACATAAGAACCAATGACATCGTAAGTGTGGTTGGTGACGATCATAGGTATATTAGCCTGTCCAAGCTTCAATGTCAACATACGGAAGGCACCCTTTACAAGTTGTGATTTGGTCATATCACGAACCTGCTTGTCATTCAGAGCATCGTTGATCTCTTTCTCAGTAGACAACATACCAAGAGAATCCAACACAAACATGCAGGGTTTACGATCCTCTTCCTTCTTCTTCAGATAGATATCGACTGCCTTCAATGCTTGACTACGGAACTGTTCGATTGTTACTACATTGAGTACAACGACCCTATTGAGATCGATACCCCGATCTGCGAGAAGAGACTTGTTAACAGCTGCCTCAGTGTCAAAATATAGACAATAACCATCGGGATTACTATCAAGGAAATTTTTAACGACAGCGAGGCTGAAGAAAGTTTTGCCAGTGCTAGATTCGCCAGCAATGGCAGTAATCTTATTCCCAGATACACCACCAAGAATACTGCCTGAAACAAGTCCGTTAAAAATGTACGAACCCGTGTCCACATATGTTTCAGAGTCATCGATGTCTGCTGCAAGTTGGGTGTACTCACCACCAACCTCCTTTACAATTTCTTTGAGAAAATCCATTCAGTCTAACCAGCGCAATGTTTTCAGGTATTCTAGCACATTTTGACGGACATCCATCAGTTCGTGATAGCATTTTTGTTCATGAGCACATCCCCTAAGGGCAGGATCTGGTTCAATCACAGATTCAATAAAGATATCAAGACCTCTATTCCATTTGTCTTTCTTAGATTCTCCATCAGGATAAACATTTCCTAATTCTTTCATGAGAAGAACATCTCCAGGTTTACAGTTTTTTCTACATTCCAACCGATGGCATCAAGGATAATCTTTAGAGGTTCCAAGAATGCTTTATCAAATTGTAAGTCGTAATCAACATACTTACCAATGCCTAGCTCCTTTGGGAAGTCCTGAATGAAGGAGATAATGTTCTCATGAATGATGTTTGGTTTCTTCAAGTAGCAGAACTTGATCTTTTCTCCATTCTGGATAAGCGAATACTTGTTGGTGAGTTTCGCTTTCTTGACATAGTGGTTATACAAGAGAGCACCACGGCAATGGATTGGGGTTCCCTTGGTGTAAATATCTGACGAAGATTTATACTTGGTAACATCACTGACAGACCTCGGGAAAGAGATCTCTTCAGGAGAGAGTTGCTTAAATTTCTTACGGCAGTTATCTATGTAGTCAATCATATCATCTTCAGATCCTGACATCATAATTTTGAAAGAATCCTTCAACATTTGACGACAGGGGGCAGGAGTTGAGGACTTTACTGCCTCAATACCCATCACTTTTAATTTAGGTTCAGAGTACTGAACTCCCTCACTGTTCCATACATTTAGAATATATCTCTTCTTAGCAGTCCAAATACCACGGTCAGCGATATTCTCCCGCTTCATACTCATTTTCTGCTCATATGCCGAAACATAATCTGCAAGTTCTTGATATGAACTCTCAATAAAAGGTTCCAGTTTCTCCTGGCAGATCTTGTCAAGTACCCCCACAACTGCTGCTTTATCATCAGACTTACTACTAAGAAATTTAGTAACAAGAGGTCCGAGATTAAGATAAATTGAGTCGGTGTCAGATGCGATGACATAATCTTCGCCTTCTGTCTGCAAAAGTTTATTTAGATATTGGTTCATTTTGTTCTCGATCCAGCGAATCGAGACCTGACCAGACAGAGTGATTGCTTCAGCGTTTGCTAGTTTGAAATACCTGAAGTATTGATTACCAATAGCACCATAAGCAGAGTTAAGAGAAATCTTCTTCGCCATTTGAATGTTGTTACATCTGGCGATCTCTTTTTTAAGTGCATCAGTAGGAGTCTTCTCGTACTCCTGCTTTGCTTTGAGCATCCGCTTCTTGAAAATGACACGCTCACCATACATTTTCTCCATCAATTCGGGCAAGAATCCCTTCTTGTCCTTGCGGAACATAGCGCCGTTTGCACAAACAGCGTAGTCTTTGTACATCTCAAAACTTATTTGCTCACCAAGTATCTTATCAACGCTGGCCGTGGGGTGCCGCTCATCGAGAATTGTCTCTGGTGAGATATTGTACTGCATAATAAGGTGAGGGTACAGGCTATTAAGGTCAAAGCTGACCACCCAATCGTATACCCCAGGAGTTGGCTCCTTAACATACGCCCCCGCATACTTTTCATCCTTGTCAGTCTGTACTTTAGGTGGAATGACGATTCCTTTCTTCTTCAGATAGTTATAGATGATGGTATCCCACATCCGTACCTGATAGAAGACATCATTATAGTTCACCTTGGCATCATATGCCATAGTCAGAGCAAGCTCGATCAACTTCATCTTGTCCTCAAGACGGTCTACGAGCTCCACATCGATGATGTTGTATTCTACAAACTTCTGCCAACCGTTAGTGTAGAAATCTTGGAAGGTGTCAAACTCAGAGTGGTCAAGTTTCTTCTGACCAAGTTCTACATTGGCAATATGGTCTAGACGATACGATTCTTGGTTTGTATAAGTGAATTTCTTGTACAAATCAAGGTAATCTAGCTGCGTAATGCCACCAATATCATAGAAAATCTGCTTGCGACCCTTGATAAAGACCTCTTTTTGGGACACTAGACCCCAAGGAGACAGTCTCTTAGCAAGTTTTTCGCCCAGAACACGGTCAATACGCTTCGTGATGAACGGGATGTCGAACAGTTGGATGTTCCAACCAGTCACAACATCGGGAGTGTTCTCCATCCACCAGTTGATGAAACTATTTAACAGGTCACGCTCATTATTGAACTGAATGTAACGAACATTGTCCTGTTTGATCTTGAATGGACCCTGACCCCAGGTAGTAATCTCTTTTGTATTGTAATCTTGGATGGTAATGAGCAGGATTTCCTGGTCAGCAGACTCAACATCAGGGAATCCGTTCTCAGAACGGGTCTCAATATCGACCGTTACGAGACGAATCTTACTGATATCAAAGTCAATTTGATCTTGAGGATACTTATCAGAGATATACTGATAGATAAACCTCTCGTTACCATAGATCTTAAAATTTTCTACCTCACTATACTTCTTCAAAAACTCCCGACAGTCAGAGACGAATCCAGGTTTAAGTGGTTCGACATAATCACCGTCGAGAGTCTTGTAGAAGGTCTCTTTCTTAGCAGGAACGAATAATGTAGGTTTGTATTTCTCTCTAAACTGAATGTACTCACCATTTTCATAACCACGAACGAGGAACTGGTCCCCAATCATTTGTACATTAGTATAGAATTTCATTCAGAAATCAGTTCGTTGTATGCTTGTAGGATAAAAGGTTCTGGATCAATTAAAGTCAGGATACAATCGCTCTGAATTCTGCACTTGTTTTGTGATGACATGTTCATAACAGTCCAAGGTTTCAGACGCTCCTTGTATTCACCCTCGAAGTCATCATCTTGAATCATAAACTCATATGGTTTAGTGATTTCGCAGTCGGGTTCACCAATATCTGCACCATAGACTTCCTCTACACCACCAATGATGCACTTATAATCTTCTTTGAAGACAATCAACTTAACTTGCATCGGTAATCTCCTGGTACATTTTCTTCAAATCAGCAACAGGTTCAAACAATGTTGTCACCGAATTGGGGTTAACAATGAAAGTAGAGTCTACCGTAAGAGCCTGCCAAGTTGCAAGGGAAACTTGAGATGTATTTTCTAGGGGTTCCTCAGAACCTTCTTCCATCAGGGTCATCGTAGGTTGCAAGATGATCCGAAATGGGTTAGTGAACATATACTGACGCTGCTTATCCTCAGGATCAATCAGTTCTTTGATGTCAGCAATGACTTGTTCACCTTCAATGATTGCTACTTTAATGGACATGGGGTACTCGTTACCTCTTGATATTATAGCACAGTATTTAGATCAGGGAATCATAGTCTGGATCATTCAAAACATCGAGTGCTTCTTGGATTCGATCAATCTCATCTTGAGCAGCAGCTGCTGTTCTGTTAAGACCATATCTTTCTTTTTGCAATTCACTTCTTTCTTCTTTCAGCGCATTGATGCTAACAATTAGGGGCGAAACTTGTGCTCTAAGCGTAGCAATTTCAGAATTTAAGGCAGTTATAGCATTTTTACAGGCAGTACAATTAGCATTGTCAGTGGCAGTTGGACTAACTGCGGTTACACCATCAACGCTTGTACCATATCCAGGACCCTCTAAACCATAGTAAGTACCTAAAGAAGATCCACCATTATTAGTATAAACATTCATAGACCCAATTCCAGCATTAGATGCTGTTATTGTATTGTTAGTAACACCTCCAAAGGGATCAGTCCCACTATAACTATCGTTGCTTAGGTTCCAGGTCTTTCCTTGTAGGCGATCCTTTTTCACATTTTCTACTGAGGTTGTTCCACACCCAGCAATAAACTGTCCTGTGTTTGCAATACTGACAATTTGCTGCTGTTTAATAGAGATGTCAGCAATAATCGAAAGAACTTTGTTATCAAGTCCTTGAGTTGATGGGTCAAAATTCTCTAGTTTATCTTCAATAGGCTCCTTCTTTTCAGTAACAAAGTCGATAACATCACCCTTGATCTTTTTCTTGTCATCTAATTCGCCAACAAGATTCCTTGTTTGTTTGGATGCCATTGCCTATCTCTGGAAATAAAAAAGGGGGGATACCTCCCCCCGATATTTAGAACCAGTTCTTCCGTTGATGATGTTCGGGAACAATTTTCCCTAAAGTCACACTCAAAAGACCGTCTTCAAACTGCACATCCCTGACCTCTGTCTC